CCCAACTCGCTGAAGCGGAACTGGGAGCGTGAGGTCGAGACCTGGCTACCGGAGGCGGAGCCGTTCGTCGTTCACGGCTCGGCCAAGCAGAAGCGCGACGTACTGAAGAACGCCGAAGTCGTTGCGAACGCGGTGATCATCATCAACATCGAGTCGATGCGGATGTTCTCGCGCCTCGCGCCGTACGGCGGCGTTCGCAACGTCAAGTGCTCCGACTGCGACAAGTACGGGGGAAGCCCCGACGTCACTCACGCGCGGTGTGAGTCGCACCCGAAGGAGTTGAACCTCTGGTCGTTCAAGACCGTGGTGCTCGACGAGGCTCACAAGGTCAAGGACCCGCGCGCCAAGCAGACACGCGCCATCTGGTCGGTGATGCACGATCCCGAGGTCCAGTACCGCTGGGCACTCACGGGTACGCCGATCGCGAACCACCCGGGTGACCTCTGGTCGGTCATGAACGCCGTCGCGCGGGAGGACTTCCCCGCACGCACCGCGTTCATCGACCGCTACGCGTTGCAGGCGTGGAACGCGTTTGGATCCATGGACATCGTCGGCCTGCGGTCCGACCGCCGTGACGAGTTCTTCAAGATCTTCAACCCACGGTTCCGCCGCATGCAGAAGGCGATCGTACTGCCGCAGCTGCCGCCGAAGGTTCGAACGATCCGACTCGTCGAGATGTCCGCGAAGCAGAAGAAGGCGTACAAGGAGCTGTCGGAGACGCTGGTCACCAAGCTCGACGACGGCGGTCTGCTCGTCGCGCGCAACAACCTGACCGCGGCCACGCGACTGCTGCAGTTGTCATCCTCATACTGCGAGGTGGACCGAGGAGACACGCCCGATGACCCGTCGACTTGGATCGTCACACCGACCGCGCCCAGCACCAAGGTGGATGAGCTCGTCGAGTTGATCCGTGAGAACGAGGGTCAGTCGATTGCGGTGGCGGCCGAACACCGTAAGCTGCTTGAGCTCGCCGAGGAACGGCTCACCAAGGAGGGGATCACGTCGGTGATGATCACCGGCAAGGTGGACGCCGACGAACGAGCCCGCAACCTCGCGCTCTTCCAGGAGGGTCGCGTGCAGGTGATCCTGTTCACCTACAAGGCGGGTGGTGTCGGACTCACCATGACCAGGGCCGACACGCTCATCCGGCTGCAGCGGTCGTGGTCGCTCGTGGACAACCTCCAGGGGGAGGACCGCGTTCACCGCATCGGCTCAGAGATTCACGACTCGATCAACATCATCGACGTCGTGACTGAGGACACCGTGGAGGTTCAACAGTGCTTGCGTCTCTACGACAAGTCGCAGCGCATGGAGGAGATCGTCCGCGACCGTGAGCAACTGATCAAGAACGGCCTGCCGACGACTCAGATGGATGAGGAACTGGAACGTCTCACGAGTGCGTTCCTAGGAGAGTAGGGAGTATGTGGACAGCCGAGCAAGTCGCCGAACTGGCGGCCGAGGAACGCGTTGAGGCGTTCAGGCGTAAGTACCCGGAGACGGCCGAGCGTATGGCGGTCATGTGGATCGTTCGCGAGGCCATGAAGAAGGCACACGACCGGTACGTCGAGCTCTACGCTCGCATGAAGCGTGACTTCGAGATCGGCTTGATCGGGTACAACGACACGTCGCACAAGATGGAGAGCACCGCGTGGCTCGCGGCCGAGGTCAAGCGCGCGTACTTGCGCGAGCTGTACCTCGAGTCGCCGCTCGTGGACTGCCGTCGATGCACCGACAAGAGAGAAGATGAGTTGTGAGACGAGTCAGCAACAGCGAGATTCAGACGTTCAAGGAGTGCCGTCGTAAGTGGTGGCTCGCGTGGCACCGCGGACTGCGCGCCAAGCGGGACTCACCCGTCGGCGCGCTACGATCGGGCACCCGCGTTCACCAGGCACTCGAGGTCCTCTACGTGCCCGAGGGCGTCGAACCGGGTAACCCAATGGTTCGACTAGCCGAGGTCGCGAACGCCGATCTACGTGCATACCAGGAGACCTGCGCGGAGTGGAACGAGCAGCCGGATCCCGAGGTCATCAAGGAGTTCCACAAGGCGCTTGACCTCGAACGCGCCATGGTGGAGGGCTACGTGGAGTGGCTCGAGACGTCGGCCGAGGACGCACAGATCGTCGTCATCGCGCCGGAGCAAGAGCTCTCCGTTCCGGGCTCCGTGATCGGCATTCACGCGAACGTGGAACTGATCGGCAAGCTCGACGTTCGTGTGATGCGCGTGTCGGACGGTAAGCGCCTCTTCATGGATCACAAGACGGCGGCGTCGATCACGAAGCTGCTCAGCGGCCTGCGGCAGAACGAGCAGATGCTCTTCTACCACCTGCTTGAACTGCACCAGATCGCCGACTCGGATGACGAACGCTGCGCGGGCGCGCTGTACAACATCCTCAAGAAGGTGAAGCGCACCGCACGAGCGACCCCGCCATTCTACCACCGCGAGTTGATCACACACAACGATGACGAGATCGAGTCGTTCAAGATCCGACTGCACGGCATCGTCACCGACATGCTCTACGTCGAGCGTGAACTACAGAAGGGCCTTAACCCTCTCAACGTCGCGTACCCTCACCGCACTCCTGACTGCGACTGGAAGTGCGAGTTCAAGCAGGTCTGCCCCATGTTCGATGACGGTTCCAGGGCCGAGGACATGATCGCGGACCGCTTCGAGTCGCGCAATCCTCTCGATCGCTACGCCTTGGTCCGGGCCGAGGAATAGCCGCTGACCTGGTAAGATGAGTACCGATTCTCGAAGGAGGAGAACTTGACGGAGGAGCACTGGCAGTCGCTCGCACTGCTCATTCACGGGCAGTCGAAGGTGGGTAAGACCACCTGCGCGGCGACGGCGCCGGGCAAGAAGCTGGTCCTCGACGCGGAGGGTGGGTGGAAGTGGATCGCCGGATCGCCCGACCCGAACCGCAAGACCAAGGAGCACCCGAACGGCGAGCCGTACCGTCGCAAAACCTGGGACCCGAGCGGTCCGCCACCTGAGGACGACGGGACGTGGGACTTCTGCGTCGTGAACGTTCAGCGGTGGAAGACGATCCCCGACGTGTACCGCTGGTTGACACAGACGAAGCACCCGTTCGACTCGTTCATCATGGACTCGGTCACCGAGATTCAGCGGCGCTGCCGCCAGAACATCGTCGGTACCGACGCCATGCAGATGCAGCAGTGGGGCGAACTCCTCAACCAGATGGAGGGAGTCATCCGCGGGTACCGCGACCTCGCGAACGACGTCCACAACCGGATCACCACCACGGTGTTCATCGCTGAGTCGAAGGAGACGGGTAAGAACCAGAAGATCCGGCCCTCCATGCAGGGCCAGATCATCGTCGCACTTCCGTACTGGATGGACGTCGTTGGGTACCTGTACGTGGAGAGGACGCCCGACGAGAACGGGCAGCCAAACGGTCCCGAGGTGCGCCGCCTCATCGTGTCGCAGAACGACGACGTCGAGGCGGGGCAGCGCGTCCAGGGGCGACTGGGCATGGTCGTGGACCGACCCAACATCACCAAGATGATGAAGAAGATCTACCCCGACTTCGTCGGGTAAGAAAGGGTGAACTGAATGAGCGACGGCATCCTCTGGGGTGACATGGTCAAGGAGTTCGGCGGAGGTTTCGACCCGCTGCCGAACGGCGACTACGACGTCCTCGCCGAGACCGCGGAGTACAAGGTCGCGGGCACCGGCAAGGACATGATCAAGATCAAGTTCAGGGTCCAGGGTGGCCCCTTCAACAACCGCACCGTCTACTGGAACGCGGTGTTCTCGCCGCGCGACAAGGAGGGCAAGGTCAACGAGGGCGCGCTCCGCGCGTGGTTCGGCAACATGGCCTGCTTCGGTCTCAAGACCGACTTCTTCAGTGCGAACCCGTCGATGGACCAGATCGCGGCCGCCATGGAGGGCAAGAAGGTCATCGTCACCCTCGCGACCCGCGAGTGGCAGGGTCAGGAGCAGAACGACGTCAAGCGCGTCAAGCCTCCGCAGGGTGGCGCCATCGAGGTTCCCGCGCCGGGCATGAGCGCGGGTGGCTTCGCCGCGCCGGGTTCGTTCGGCAACGTCC